GTAAGACCTAAATTTTGTGAGGTAGACATTGCTTACTTCCAGTTCGGATTTTGAGAATCATCGACAGGAGTCCATGTTGAACTCTGCGAGTCGTTAACGGAAGTCCAGTTTGGTGATTGTGCGTTCAATACCGCCGTCCACGCAGGGGTCTGCGAATCTGTGACTGGAACCCAATTCGGCGTTTGCGAGTCAGTAACAGCAGTCCAGTTCGGCACTTGCGGATTACTGATCGATGTCCACGTAGTTGTCGGCGTACCGCTGACAGCCACCCAGTTCGGCGTTTGCGAGTCAGTAACTGCGACCCAGTTAGGCGTCTGCGAGTCACTGATCGTGGTCCAGTTTGGCGTCTGAGAATCCGGGACAACAACCCAGTTAGGCGTCTGGGAGTCGTTAACCGGCGTCCAAAAACTCGTTATCTGGACAGTAACTTGCCCGATTGTACCAAAACCAGTGACCCCCGTGACAATTACAATCGTGGTAGGCGGCGGTGAGATGTAAAGCGGGTCAAACGTGATCCCGCGAGGCGCACGGAACTGTGGGTTTGGCCAGTCGGTCTGGTTGAACGGAGGCTTGATAGCCAGTTCAAGGATGCTTGGACCTTGGAAGTCCTGCACCAACGGGGTACGAACTGTCGGATTTTGCCAGTCGATCTGCCGGAACGGAGGCTTGATAGCCAGTTCAAGGATCGACGGACTCTGGAAATCCTGCCCTCTTGCCGGACGTACAGTCGGGTTCTGCCAGTCGGTCTGACGGAACGGGGCCGAAATGGTCGTTTCGATAATGCTTGGCGAATCGAAACCCTGTCCCGCCACCGGACGTACGACCGGATTGGGCAAGTCCACCGGTCTAAACGGCGGTTGCGGCACCTGACGGATGAGCGTGTTCTGCACGACATCCGGTTGCGGGTAGACACGTACCGTCGGATTCGGCCAATCCGTTTGACGCGCGGGAGCGGGGAAGGCCAGAAGTCGTAAGAAGTCCGGCTGATCCGACGTCGGATAGACGCGGACTGTCGGATTCCCAAGATCAACCGGCCTAAACGGCGGTTGTGGCACTTGTCGCAACGTGTTGTTCTGAACAACATCAGGTTGCGGATAAACCTTGACCGTCGGGTTCGGCCAATCTGTCTGGCTAGTCGGTGCGGCAAACGCCAACAGACGTAAGAAATCTGGCTGATCTGGCAGGTACGTTGGGCGTACGGTTGGGTTAGGCAGGTCAACCGGACGTACAGGCGGCGGTGCAATCTGTCGTAGCACCGTGTTCTGAACGACATCCGGTTGTGGATAAACCTTGACGGACGGATTCGGCCAATCCAACTGACGGAACGGTGCCGCAAATGCCAGAAGCCGTAAGAAATCCGGCTGATCCGGTGTCGGATAGACCCGCACAATCGGATTGAGAATGTCTACCGGCCTGATTGGCGGGGCCGGTACCTGTCTAATAGTAGTGTTCTGAACAACATCAGACTGCGGGAAGACCCGCACGATGGGATTCAGAATATCGACCGGTAGAACCGGCGGTGGTGGTACCTGACGGACAGCCGTGTTCTGAACAACGTCCGGTTGTGGATAGACCTTGACTGATGGGTTCTGCCAATCCGACTGACGATTCGGCGGGCTTATGACCTGTAGCGTCAGGAAGTCCGGGGGTACCGGTTGAGCCGCAATTCGCGTTAACGGGTTCGGCGCATCCACCGGTCTGAACGGAGGAGGCGGCACCAATCCAATCGTGATATTCCGGCCTACTTCATGTTGTAGGTAGATCCGGGTAACGGGATTCGGAGCATCAACAGGTCGAACAGGCGGCTGTGGCACCAATCCAAGCGAATTGTTTACGCCCGCTTCCTGCTGCGGATAGACCCGTATGACAGGATTCGGCCAATCCGACTGACGATTCGGCGGACTTATGACCTGTAGAGTCAGGAAGTCCGGGGGTACAGGTTGGGCTGCAATCCGTGTAACGGGGTTCGGCGCATCCACCGGTCTGAACGGAGGAGGCGGCACCAATCCAATCGTGATATTCCGGCCCACTTCCTGATGCGGATAGACACGCACGACAGGGTTCGGCGCATCCACAGGCCGGATAGGCGGTTGTGGTATTTGCCCAAGCGTGGTGTTTTGGCCCACTTCCTGATGTGGGTACACCCGCACAATCGGATTTGGCCAATCGTCTTGTGCAAACGGAGCCGAAATACTCAGCAGACGTAAGAAGTCTGGCTGATCAGGTGTTGGATAAACACGTACCGACGGGTTCGGCGCATCTACCGGCCTGAACGGAGGCGGCGGTACCAGTCCGAGCGTGGTGTTTCGGCCTACCTCCTGTTGCAAATAGATCCGGGTGACGGGATTCGGCGCGTCTACCGGTCTGAATGGCGGTTGCGGAACCAACCCGAGCGAATTGTTTACGCCCACTTCCTGCTGTGGGTAGACCCGTACAATCGGGTTCGGCCAGTCCGACTGTTTAGCCGGGGCGGGAATGCCCAACACACGTAAGAAATCTGGCTGATCCGGTGTCGGATAGATACGTACTAACGGATTCGGAGCATCCACCGGCCTAAATGGCGGTTGCGGCACCTGTCGTATTAACGTGTTTTGAACAACATCCGGCTGCGGATAGATCTTTACAGACGGATTCGGTGCATCGACCGGCCTGAACGGAGGCGGCGGCACCAAGAAGATTGTCGAATTCTCGACAACATCAGGCTGCGGGTAGACCCGCACGATGGGATTCGGCCAATCCGACTGTCTGGTGGGCGACGGAACTGCCAACAACCGTAAGAAGTCTGGTTGATCCGGTGTCGGATAGACTCTTACTAGCGGATTGGGTGCATCAACCGGTCTGAACGGAGGCGGCGGCACCTGCCGCAATATCGTGTTCTGAACGACATCCGGTTGTGGATAGACCTTAACCGTCGGATTTGGCGCATCAACAGGCCGAATAGGCGGAGACGGTACCTGACGAATGACCGTATTTTGAACGACATCAGGTTGCGGGAAGACCCGCACAATCGGATTCTGCCAATCATCCTGTCCAAACGGAGCCGGAATACTCAGCAGACGCAGGAAGTCCGGCTGATCCGGTGTTGGATAGACTCTTACTAGCGGATTGGGTGCATCAACCGGCCTGAATGGCGGTGGAGGCACTTGCTGCAACGTGTTGTTCTGACCTACTTCCTGATGCGGATAAACTCGCGTGACAGGATTCGGTGCATCCACTGGTCGCACAGGCGGTTGCGGTACCTGCCTGAGCGTGTTGTTCTGAACAACATCAGGCTGTGGATAGACTTTGACCGTCGGATTCGGCGCATCAACGGGACGTATTGGTGGCGGCGATACCTGCCGCACCGCCGTGTTCTGCACAACGTCCGGTTGCGGGAATATGCGTACGCTTGGATTCTGCCAATCCGCCTGACGAGTCGGTGGATTTATGACCTGTATGGTCAAAAAGTCCGGAGGTACCGGTTGCGCCGCGATCCGCGTAACAGGGTTCGGCGCATCCACCGGCCTAAACGGTGGCGGTGGTGGCTGTCGAATCGTGTTGTTGCTACCGGGATCTTGTTGCGCGGCAACACGAATAATGGGGTTCGGCGCATCGACCGGCCTGAACGGAGGCCGCGTTAACCGAATCGTGTTGTTAGTGCCAACGTCCTGCTGTGCAGCAATACGCGTGACAGGGTTCTGGAAATCGTTTGGCTTAACCGGGGGCGCATTAACAAGTAGCCCCAACGCCAATACGGAACCCGTGAACGTATGTATCCAACCCGGATACCGAGCGGGATTCGGATTCTGCCAACTCGTCTGGTTGAAAGGTGCCGAGATCTTGCGCTGAATCAGCGCGTCCGGCGGAACGTATGTCGGGTGTACGCGAGGAGGTGGCGTAATCCAATCGGCTTGGCTAAACGGTACGTTACCCGTTAATGCAATACCGCCCGTCGCGCCGACAGATTGTGACGCACTGACAGTCCACGAAGTACCCGATCCCGCTGTGATACGAGTGCCAGCAGTGACACCTGCACCACTAACGTTTTGCCCTATGGCAATCGTACCCGACGTAACCGATAAAACGGTTAACGTGGTTCCCGCTGTGGTACTTCCGGCTCCACTTGATATATAGCCGGTAAATACCGCTTGAGCGGTCACCATTAACTCCTAATAGTTAGGAGCCGGGGTTACCCCCGGCTCCGTAGAGACATTAGAGTGTCTCGAACAAGATGTGGCCCGACATCGTGGATGCCGTACCAGCGATCTGGGTCAGAACGAGTTCACCGCCCGCACCCTGCGTACCGTTGACGTATGCAGCCGTACCGAACGCGGTGATGTTCTGATCAGGCGACGATACCCAACGAACGATGCCGCCGTACGCATTGTACGACAAGTGAAGCAATGCGTTAGCGCTAGCAATAGGAGCCTGAGTTGTAACCCATTGTGTGCCCACCGAAGGAGCCGTCGTCGGCGGAGCCGCGAAGATATCCGTCAGGGTGATGGTCGCCAGACCCGCAGTAAGCGTCTGAGCCAACTGGGTTGCACGGCTAAACGCCATCGAAGCCACCTGCGAAGACGAGGCGGCTTCACCACCCATGTAGATTTCGCTGACCTTAAGACCACCTGTAGCAACACCGCCGATCAACCCCATAAAGGAATTAACACCGGTCGTACTGATAGCCGAAGCGAGCGCGGTAACCGCCATCGGAACCGACGAGAATTGTGCCGAATACTTAGCCATTGAAAAATCTCCTTAAGGAATAATCAAACCTGACTGTTGTTTCACAACAGCATTCAACGCTTCATCAATGATTTGTTTATACGTCTTACAAGGCGCGCCGTTCTTTTTGAGAACTCCGCAACCATCACAAATGTAACTATCACAGCCACGGCAATACTCACGTTCGCGAGTTCGGTTAGGGTTCAATACCACGATGTGTTCACAATGCGAACACGTATAAGTAGCCGATTCAAACACTCCACGACCCGAACCGGGAGGCAACCCGTCTCTTACCATGACCTCATCAGGAACGGGTTCTGTCATACGATGATCGATGATCAGATAACCCTCTTTTGACCGTTTGCTATTAGCCATACCTACCCCTTACGAAATTTGAACGATTGCAGCGCCCGTACCGGCGGCAGGGAACTGTACCGTAAACGTACCGGATGAGACCGTCTTGGTGCTACCAAAATTCAATACGGCAACAGAATGTCCTGTATTAGAATTATATATCAAAGCACCATCTGCGCTAAATGAAGCGCCAGACCAAACCGCATTGGCAAAGTTAAGGAACGCGGTCGTAGTGGGCGTACCACTAGAAGTCGGCACTTGCGTAATCGTTAAAGCAAGTCCACCTGCACTGTAGCCGGTACCCGTCGTTTCTCCAGACGCCGTGTAAACAGTCGTCGTCGCATCTAACGAGGCTCCATTGGCAACGGAGTACAAGGCGATCTTGTATGTGTAAGGTGTCCCTGCCGCGAAGTTCACCACTCCGCTGAGACAATCCACCTTGAACGAGGTGGTCATACATTGCGTAATGCCTGTCATTGGACTTTCACTCGGACTTGACCGCTACGGTAAGCATCCTGACGATCCTTGCCATCGCCCAACTGCTTGAGCAACATCATGCCTTCTTGGTACAACTGCTCATACCGCTGCGCCATTTCAGTCTCACCCTTGAGGTAGAGATACGCTTCACGAATCGCGCCGTACAACAACACTTCACCAAAGTTACTACCCAGCCACGTAGTCGTAGCCGTCACGATAGATATCGGGTAGGCGAAGTAGTGCAACTCGACCAGATAGTTCTGATCCGGCGTCGGACCTAAGATCAACGTACTGGAATCGAACACCGCGTAATGCTGCGGTACGCCTGTAACGGATGGATCAGGGTACGACTGACGGATGAAGTTAACGTCCTTGTCGAGCAAGAACGATTGCGACGCGCTCAGATTGCTTGTCGAGTTAATGACAGCAACGGAGAAGATCGACAGCCATGAAATAGGCACCGCATTGAGCGTGGAAGGTAACTGGAGGTACTTGTTGCCTGAAGTCATATTGCCAGTCACATTTTGCCGGACAACGGGCAACTGAACGGAGTTGTAAATCCGCTCTTCCGCTATCTGAACAAAATTCGGAATATTGGTGACAAACGTGGATTCCGTTGTCTCGCAATAATTCTGAATCATCGTATAGAGGTTGTTAGCCGCCGACGATGTTGTGCTGTAAATGACCTGCATGGTTTAGCCTTCGGAGGAAACCTGTTTACGGCCCTTGGTATGCGGTGCTTTACGATCCTGATCGTCTGCATAGAACCGCTTACCGCGTTCCGTGTTCTTGCATCCACGGATTTCCATACGCTCTTTCTTTTCGCCGTTCAGAGGCTTGATCCAACGACCATAGGTCTTGGTTCCGGTCATGTCTTCTTCATCAACCGGATAACCCTGCTGTCCGGCCTTGCCCGTACGCGGGTTCGGCTCCGGCTGCTTGTATTTCCCGATTGGATCATCGCTCCAATCGAAAAATTTAAAGTCCTGCCATTTGTTGCTCATTAGCGTCCCCGTCCACCAGAGTGCTTGTGAAGGCCCTTGCCTTTGGACTGATACAACGCACGAGCGAGATTACGGCCATGCTTCTTCATGGCTTCGCCCGTCACACCTTCAATGTTCTTTGGGCCATGCCCACTATGCTTCTTCATGCTATCTCCTACGAGATCGTTATAGTAACCGTACCGACACTTCCAACACCGATCAAATTATTAGTTGTCTCAGGCAAAAACGATGTTCGATACCCTACTGGATTCCATCCCCACTGATAAACTCGACTACCACCGTCACCACCGCTTACACCGTTTGCAGTGTAGTAACTTACGTCAGGACGAGGATTACGCACTGCTTGCGGATCGTTGACAGGATACATGCCAAGTTGTAGTTGCGGTTGATCCGGGTCCCAACACGTCGGACATACCATGATGTTGACGTTTTTGGTCTTAATGACCAAGTTCTTGAGTTCCGTCAGTTTGTAACGGAACCCACAGCGGTCACATTCCGCTATCGAGAATTTGCCGGATGAAAATTTACTCGGCATTGTTATCTCAGGAATGTTTCCCGTGGAACAAAGCGAACCGCTGCTTTCTCGCGATCTTCGTCAGCCGCTCTCTGCCATTCCTCATCGTACATGGCTTTCAGCATCTGAGTCCGCGATTCCGCACCGGGGAGTTTCAGCGACAAGTAATACGCCAATCCGGCGACCATCGAAGGCCAGAACCGGAACGCCATATCTTGAATGTTTAAACCAGTGCCCGCGTCTTGCATACGACGCAACCGTGTTGCCACAAACGTGTAAGTAGTCGACGTATCTGGCGTGGGCCACACAGTGATCGTGGGAGCATACGTCGTTGCGCTACCGCCCGCCGCCGTCTGCCCACTCAACCGGTTGATCCACACTTGAATTGGCCGTCCCGTCGCATTCTTGTTTGGAATGGTCAGATAGGTCGAACTAGAAATGCGCGTGATGTTGATGTCTTGCTGCGTTGTCCCAGACCCTGTACGGATCACATGGTCAAGCAAGTCCACCGTATCGACGGGAACCGTGTAGGTTGCCTGTCCCGGTGTCAGTACCTGCTGATAAGACAAGTCCATCGTCCATAGATTGATGCCGCGATTGGCCCAGTCCATGAACATCAGGTTCAGACTACGAGTTGCCGTACGTAAATCATAGCCCGTACGTAACTCTGCGCCGCAACGCTCAAACGCCTCCTCAACGACTTCGTTGAGATTCGGGTTAAACGTTGTAGTGCCGGACAGTGTGACAGCCATTTAGCACTTCCACGCCCGTAGGCTTTTGTTGATCCGACTATTCGGATCGTTCGCCGTCTTACTGCTCGTCAGTTTACGCTTCATGCCTTTCATCCGGGCACAAAACGAATTCCGACGAGGTCCACCTTCCGGTTGCGGAGCCTTGAGGTGCGCTCCGTGAGCCTTGTTGTAGGACGCTCGTCCCTTGGCGTTCAACCCGCCGTTGGGGTTTTGCCCCTCTTTGCGAGTCCACGCCAACCCACCCTTTGCCATCTTGCCGCCAGAACATGCCTTCACGGGGGCACGGGGCCTCCTCCCAACGTTAGGGGTAGGAGACTTGTTGGGATTTATGGCTCCCATGCCCCGTGAAGGCATCATCACTCACTTCCCGTGGTAGTGGTGACGGATATGCTCATGGTGCGGCTTGTGCGAATCAACATGACCGCCATGCTTGTGGTGGTGCACATGCGGAGTCATATGCTCCGGGTGATGCTTCGGTTCATGGTGCTTCGGGTGGTGAACGTGACCGCCGTGAGCGTGGTGCTTCGTGTGATGCTTCGACATAAGATTCTCCTAACTGATTAAACCATCTTACAAGACGTATGGCCCTTGTGGGCGATACCATCGCCACGACGGGACGGATGCGAACCGACGTGACCACCCGACGCCATTTTCACATGTTTGGCACGAGTATGACCCTTCTGGGCGATACCGTCTTCATGCTTATGACCGGCCTTGATATGCCCGCCCTTGGCGTAGTGGTGGTGATGGTGGTGACTGATATGACCGCCCTTCTTCGCCGCCATCGTCGGCATAGGAGCGCCGCCCGGAGGACCGCCGGGGCCACCGCCCATACTGCCCAACGCTCCCGAAAGCCCTGCCGGGAGTCCCGGCATATCGGCGTCGGGGGTCATCTGCGCCATGCGCGGAGCCTTGACTCTCCTGCCTTTCTTCATGTGCTGAACGTGGCCGTGATGCTTGACGTGTCCGCCCTTCTTCATGGCGAAACCCTTACGCGGCATCTCGTCCTTCGGCGTCTTGGCCTTGGTGACCGTACGGCCATGACCGAGACCCTTGCCCATACCGAAACCCTTGAGTTTGGTATCGCCTTCCGACGTGTGCTTGCCGTGCGGTGGCTTACGACCACCCTTCGACTCGGCCATAGCGAAACCCTTCTTCGGGGTTTCGATCTTGCCGCCGTGCTTGTAGCCCATAGCCTTATGCTCCGCTTTTTCGTGTTCCAAAATATCCTTCGGCGCGTGACCACGCTTCAGGGCCTTCATTTCTTCTTTGGCAATCGACTTCGTTTCCTTAGCCTTGCCTTCCAACTCGTTAGCGTGTTTCACGTTGCCGCCTTTTTTAAGTTTCTTGTCAGCCTCATGGAAATGTTTTCCCACTTTCTGTGAGATGCCAACCTTTTTGGCAAAGCCGGGATTGTGCGCCACGGCTTCCATGAGGTTGTGTTGTTTTTTACTTACGCTGGGCATCGTCTGCCTCTTTCCTATAACGTCTAAACGTTAGAGTGTCGATGAAGTCCTGATTGCGAATAGGGCGTCCGGTCAACTGCTTGACCGTATCCGACTCCCATATGCGGATCAGATACCACACGATACCCAGAATAGTCGCAACCGTAGGTAGTATTTTCAACCAAGCGCCGCCTACCACCGCCGCGAAAGCGATATCTAGACTGTGTTTCAGAGTTTCATTGTGGTCTGTCACGTCGTAATCGCCTGAAGTTGAGCGTTCGTAAACGCATAGTTGTAGTACTGGAACGAGCGGATGTGGCCGTTGAGGTACGAATTGTTGAATCCAAAACCAAGTTGAATTGACGTTATGGTTTGTAGAGTGCCCGCAACCGATTGCAGTCCCGCCAAACTCCCATTCAATATGCCCACTCGTCCCGTTGCCGAATATGAAATTGCACTTTTTGCTACGGTATTTGCAGTAAACAAATTGGTTGTGGCAAATCCGGTCGTACCGTTATACGTTTTGATGTCACCGACGCTACTGTACAAAATTCCGGAACCGCTACCATTACCATCACCGACAATGCTTAACGCGGTTGTAGCAGCATCGAACGAAACATAGAAAGTTCCTGCGCTCTGATTAAACCAACCTGCGTAGGAAGCGGAAGGAATAGTTACAACATCCGCATTCCTCGTCACCGTCGCTGCGGTGGTTGGAAGGTACGAAGTGGCGAATGCACCGGCTTCTGCTTGAGCGCCCCAAAAATACGCAGTCGTGCCGCTTGCCCCCCAGTTGTATACTTGGAACGTCAAACTGGCGAATCCCGTCAACGACGCTAAAAGAGTTAGCCTATACCAGCCGTTTCCTACGTTTTGTATTGTGTAAGACAACGTGCCGTAGGTGGCTCCTAATTGACTTGTTGTTCCAGTCAAAGCAGAAAGATCAAAAATACATTGAGCGCCATTTATGCCGTTGAAAAACCTCAATGTCACGGACGTTGCAGTACCGGCTTTTGCGTACACCGAATACGATATTGGGTTGGTTGTTCCCCATCCTGCAATGATTTGGTCAACGTGACCATTTGTCGCGGTGTTTGTCAGCAAACTAGACGAGGAAATACCGTCTGGCGCAAGAACTGTGGACGCTAACGATACCGTCGTGTTTGTAGCCGTCCAAGTCGTTGTGAAATCTTGAGATGACAACAACGAGTTAGTTCGCGACTCTTCAATCAGCAAGCCCTTGGGCGACGCAATAGTCTGCGCTGCTGTGGTCGTGGCGAGGTAGGGGAGAGCGGTAGAGCCAACATTATACTGAGCGCCCCAGATATAGAACACGTTGCCAGTATCGACCGCGTTATAGTCTAGGAACCCAATGTTGTTCGCGTTAGTCGCGTTGGCGGTCATGGTCGCAGTTAGGCGATACCATCCGTTACCTACGGCGGTAGCAGACTGCGCCGTGCAAATGCCGGTTACGCTGCTGTTTGAAATGACACCACCGGCAACCGTGAAAATGGCTTCACCGGATTGCTGAAAACTTTTGATGCTAACTGCGGTAGCCGTGAGCGGTTGCAAGTACACACTGATGGTGTAGACAGTGCCGTTAATCCAGTTTGCAGATTGATAAACGTACGTTGACGAAGCACCGGTCGAGTCATTGAACAACTGAGCCGTGTTGGTGCCGTCAGGAGCCGTTCCGGTTCCTACAAACGAAGCGTTTGCCGAGAAGGACCATCCAGACGCAAAGGTACTTTGCGTAAACAAATTCTGTTGCGTGTAATTTGCAGGATTCGGGTCGTAATCGAACCGTGGGGCGTAATATGCAGTGGTAGTCGTGGGCGTGTAGGTGGTGGCGGTGGGAGATCGCTCTAACTGCGCGCCCCAGATGTATGACGCACCCGCTTGATTAAAACCGGTACCGCCGTATTGGTAAAAGTTGGTTGACCCACTTCCAGTTATGACCATCGTTACCGAAATACGATACCAACCATTATTAACAGCGGTGCCGCTTACGGAACTACAAGTGCCGCTTACAGAGTTTTGTACGCCGGTCAAAAGATT